TGACGTTGGCCGCCTTGCGCAGGTTGTTGTAAAGCTCCAGCTTGGCGATACCGACTGCGACCGTGAACACCTTGATGCCCCGGCGCAGCTTCTTGCCATCGCGCGAGACGTCGACCGCCGTCGGCGTGCCGATCAGCGCCGCGCCGCGTGCTGCGCCCTTGACCGCCATCACACGCGCGTCGCGGCTGGCGCGCACGAAGGCGTAGGCTTCCTGCGTCGCAAAGCCGGTGTCGAGCGCGAAGCGCGACAGCGGCATCGCCGCGCCGGTGGCGTGCGTCCACGTCTCGTCGAGCATCTCGGCCAGCTGCTTCCACACTTGCTCACGGGCGGTGTCGCCCATCAACACGCGGTGCTCGACCAGCCAGCATTCCTTACCGCGACCGAAGGCCCAGACGGATGCTTCGATGCGATCCTTCTGCACGTCCGCGCCACCGACCCGCAGTAGGCCGCCCAGCGGCACGCTGCCGACGACGTAGTCCTCGCGGCGCTCGACCAGCCGCTGCCAGTCGGGCGTCTCGCCTTCCTCGACCCACGTCTCACCGAGTTCGGTGTTCTTGAAGGTCTTGATCGCCGCCGCCGAGCCGGATTCCTTGCTGACGGCGGCCTCCCACGCGGCAGCGATGTCGCGCCACGCCCGCCAACCAACCGGGCTGTAGAGCGAGGACAGGTGGAAGCCCGTCGTCTTGCCCGTGCCTTCGGCCATCGCGCGCCATTCGCCGTGTTCGAGCATCCACGTCTTGTGGTGCTCGGCAATCGCGGTGTCGCACGACTCGCAGATGTAGGCCGCCGTTTCCGGCGCGTTCTTGTCCCAGCGCAACTGCTCGAAGCGCAACCACTGTCGGTGCGAGCAATGCGGACACGGCACGAAGTAGCGGCGCTGGTCGCTGGCCTCGTACTCGCGTTCGACGGCGGACGCGCCGGAGATCGTCGGGGTGGAGACGATGAAGATCTTGCGCCGCGCGAAGGTGCGCGTGCGCGCCTCCGCCAGAGAGATCGCGTCGCCTTCGCCCTCGACGTCCAACGGATAGCCGTCCACCTCATCGAGGAACAGGTAGCGCACCGGCATCGAACGCAGGCCGACGGCGCTGTTCGCACCCGTCATCACCAGCACGCCACCGCGAAACTCCTTCGCCAGAATCGTGTTGCCAGAATCGCGCGAGCGCGCCGGGGCAATCAGTTCGGCCAACGCGGACGATTCTTCGATCAGTGGGTCGATGCGCTGTTTGGAGTTGCGCTTGGCCATCTCCACTGTCGGCCACACGGCCATCATTGGCCCCGGCGCATGGTGGATGACATAGCCGATCCAGTTCGACCCCATCTCGGTCGCGCCGAGCTGGGCGGCCTTCATGAACACCACGCGCTCGACCGGCGAGGTCGGCGACAGACAGTCCATGATGGCCTTCAGGTACGGTGTGCGGCTGGTGCGCCAGCGGCCCGGCTCGGCGGAGGCCTTGCTGGAGAGCATCCGGTGCCGATCTGACCACTCCGATACCGTGAGCAGCGGATCGGGCGTCAAGCCTTCGCGCCACGCGCGTTCGATTTCGGCAGCGCCTTCGTAGTCGATGTCCATCAGTCAACGCGCGGGCGCAGATCGCCCAGTTCCTGCAAGTGCTCGCGCACGGCGGCCTCCAGCGCGACATGCATCGTGTGCGGATCGACGTCGAGCTTGGCGGCCATCTGCGCCGAGATGCGCGCGGGCCAGTTGAGCCAAGCATCGCGTTCGGCGCGCGCCAACTTGAAAACGTGGGCGATGGCCTGATTGCGGTCGACCAGCTCGCCCTTGAGCCGCGCTAGCCGCACCTTGTTCGTTTGCGCCTTGACCACCTCGTTGACGGTGCGCGCTTGCAACAGCGACGCGCCGCCCGTGGGCAAGGTGGCCTGACTGTCGCCTACAGGCGCGACGGTGGGCGCTTCCGGCTGCACCGTGGCCTTGACGGCGCGGGTGCGCGTGCCGGTGCGCGGGGCTTCAGTGTTGCGCGCCCACTCGGCGTCGGCGCGCTCCGGGTCAAGGGTTCCGTCGGCCTCCGGCGTGACGCGCCCAGCCGCAATGGCCTTGCGCACCGCCGCGTCGGATACGCCACGGTGACGCGCGTAGGCGCGAATCGAGAGTCCCATCGGCACCTTCTTCAATCATTTGTTGGGTGGCTCCGGCACGAGCAGAAAGAGCTTGGCTTCGTTGGCGAACAGCGCGTTCATCACGATCCCAATCAACCACTGCCAAGGAGCAGACCATGAGCACCACCCAACTCACCCCGGCCCAGCACGCCATCCTCGCCAAGGCCATCAATGCCAGCGGCGGCAAGATCGAGTGGTTCCCGGACAACGTCAAAGGTGGCGCACGCAAGAAGGTGCTGGAAAGCATGTTCAACCGCGCCCTCATCACGCCCGATGGCGACGACTGGCGCGTCGCCGCCGAGGGCTATGACGCGCTGGGCATGCCGCGTCCCGGCGTCGGCAAAAAACGCATCGGCAAGTTCGAGACCAAGCTCGACCAGATCATCGCCAACGCCGCGAGCGCGCCGCCGACGCCCGAGTGCGACGCCGAACTGGAGAAGGACATCGCAGCCGCCGAAGCGACGTGGAAGCAACAGCCCAAGGACGCGCCGCGAACCCGCGAGAACAGCAAGCAGGCCGAGGTCATCCGGATGCTTCGGCGCCCCGAAGGCGCAACCATCCGCCAGATCTGCGAGGCCACCGGCTGGCAGCAGCACACGGTGCGCGGCACTTTCGCCGGAGCCTTCAAGAAAAAGCTCGGCCTGACCATCACTTCCGACAAGGAACAGGGCGGCGAGCGCATCTACCGCGTTGCTTGAAAAAGGTTCGGGCCGGAGGCCAGAAATAGCTTGGCTTCCGGCGCGGACAGCGCGTTACTTCAATCATCGCAACGCACCCACGAAGGAGCACGAAATGAGCAACGCCAACATCCCCGCCACCCGCAACGAAGCATGGGGCTTTTGGGGCACGATGAACGAACACGCCGCCACCGCGTGGCCGATGGCGATGACCGCCATCGCCGACGCCACGGGCGAGGATTTCGACAACGTCCGTGTCTTCCTCGACAGCCGCTACGGACGCCACTACGCGGACGAGGTCCACAACGGCCTCTACGTCGGCAAGTCCCTCAAGGACGCCATCGACGCCGCCACGCAGAAGTGGATGGGCTGGACGATTGGCCGCCAGACCAGCAAGGACTACGGCATCCCGCGCGGGCTGCCTTACCTCATGGGCTTCGTGATCCACTGCGGGATCATCGAGGAACAGGAAGCAGCCTGATCAGGCTCAGTTGATTTCCGCAGGCTGCGCCGTGCTCGCCGCGCGCGTTGCCTTCTTCCCCGTGTAATCCTCCCACCGCCGCACGATCACGTCGGCGTACTTCGGATCGAGTTCGATCAGGCGCGCCACGCGCCCGGATTTCTCGGCGGCGATCAGCGTCGTGCCGGAGCCGCCGAAGGGATCGAGCACCACGCCGCCCGGACGGCTGGAGTTGCGCAGCGCGCGCTCGACCAGTTCCACCGGCTTCATCGTCGGGTGCAGATCGTTCTTCTGCGGCTTCTTGATCTGCCACACGTCGCCCTGGTCGCGGTCGCCGCACCAGTGGCGCTCGCCGCCCTCCGGCCAGCCGTAGAGGATCGGCTCGTACTGGCGCTGGTAGTCGGCGCGGCCCAGCGTGAAGGTGTTCTTCGCCCAGATGATGAAGGTCGACCAGTGGCCGCCCGCCGCGCGGAAGGCCGATTGCAGCGTGTCCAGTTCGCTGGACGACATCGCCACGTAGATCGCGCCACGACAGTGGGCGACCATCGGCGTCAGCGCCGCCAGCAGGAAATCTTGGAAGCCGTCGCCGAGGTTGTCGTTCAAGATTGCGCGATCCTTGCCGCGCATCTTGTCCTTCGCCGAGTTGGCGTAATTGACGTTGTACGGCGGATCGGTGAACACCATGTCGGCGATCTCGTCGCCGAGCACCTTCACGTAGGCGTCCGGGTCGGTAGCGTCACCACAGATCACTCGGTGCTCACCGCAGATCCAGACATCGCCCGGGCGCGAGACAACCGTACCGGAGTCGTCCGGGATTGCATCCTCATCGGTGTCACCCTCGGTGGTCGTTTCCTCACCGG